TGTTGCAGAAGAGCCTGCTGAGGAACCCGAAGATGATGAAGAGGTAGAGACCGAAACTGAAACTGAAACAGAAGTTGAAGACGGAGAAGACGAGTTTGATGAAACCGAATTTGAAGTTGACGATGAAGAGGAAGTTGAGGAAGCTTGCAACAGGAAGCGCAGACCTGCTAAGAAAGAAAATGTGCGTAAATCTATGACAAGGAGACCTACTATGAGACGTGAATCTATGCGTAAGCCTATGAAGAGACCTACCAGACCCGCCGCAAGGATGGAATCTGCTGAAAGAAATAATAGACCTTCTGTTCGCAGACCTGCAACTCGTAGAACTGCTGAAAGCGCTATGAACAGACCTGCAAGGAGACCTATGAGCCGTAGAACTGCTGAGAGTGCTGTAAAGAGACCCGTAAGGAGACCTATCAACCGTACTTCCAGAATGGCTATGGAGAATAAGAGACCTACTTCTGGTGTAGCTTATAACTTCAATGAAGTTGCTCTTAACAAGCTCTTTACTAAGTTCGCTACTGAGAACTATTCTAATGTAAAGTCTGTTAGATTTACTAAGGGTAGTCTTGCTAAGAATGGTAATATGACACTTGAAGGTGTTGTTACTACTGTTAAGGGCAATAAGAGACCTATTAAGCTCGTTGCTGAGGGCATTAAGAATGTTAAGAACGGTAAGGTAATGCTTAAAGCGAGAGAGAATGGTCCTTTCACTGAGTCTGCTGTTAAGACAAGGAATCGTGTTCCTTTTGTAGTAGAATGTGCCGTTAAGGAACGTACCGTTACTCCTACCTCTATGAAGTATGCTTTCACAACTACTGATAGTGGTTTAAAGGAAAGCAAGGGTAGGAAGGGTTCCTACAAGGTATATGGTTCTGTAAAGTAATTTACTAAACTGTATATATAGTAAATGAATTGAATTAGTTTAATTAAATAGTTGATGTGGTAATGTGGTATAATCACATAGCAATACCACATCAACTATTTTATTATAGTTAAAGGAGTTTTATATTATTATGAATAATAAATACTTATTTCACGGAAAATTATTTGAACATAAAACTTCTTTAAATGAAGTTACAAGGTGGGAAATTTTAAGACGTTCCCAAAGTGAATCTCCGGATAGATATGAGAAGAAAAGAAATTATTCTCCTAAAGACTTTAAGAATGTTGATTTTGAAGATTTATTTACAAACAATACTTTTACTTGGAGTACAAGAGTTCACGGTGCAAGTAATTATATAGTTACTATTAGTTTTGAAGGTCCATTTGATTTACTTAAATATGATTTAAAAAGTATGAAGGGTAAAAACAGATGGAAAAGAATTACATTACCTATGGTAACTAAGGCATTATCTACGGCATTAGATACAGAAGATTTATATATTGATTGCAGTTGTCCAGATTTCATATATAGATTCAAATACTGGGCAACACAAGCTGACTGTAATTATGGTGTTCCTCAAAATAGAGCACCAAGAGTTAGAAATGTTAGAAACAATAAAGGATATTGTTGTAAACATATTTTAGCTATTCTTTATGGTAAAAGGTGGGTACAATCTGCTGCTAAAGCTTGGTTACAATATATGAGAGCTAATCCGGAATTAACTGAATTTTATATCTGGGATAAAAAACTTAAAGATGAAGATGATGAAGGCAATTGAGGTGATTTGAGTGGGTTTATTAACTCAGCACGATGCTACAATGTTTAGGCATTATTTTAAAGAAGCTGCTAAACTAAGAGGAATTAGTGTGTTCTATCAATTTCCAGTAGAAATGAATTTAACTATACACGCAGAAGAAAGACCCATTGGGTTTAGTGATAAAATTCCAATAGATATTATTTTTGAACAAAATCCAAAGGTAGCAACTTTAAGAAGATATGGATGGGTTACTACTCAAAATGAAGATAAACCATTTATATGTTCTTTGGCTTATGATACTCCAAATTTAGCTAAAGGTTGTAGAATTATTATTCCCCCACCCACTCCAATAGCTTCTGAAAATATATTTGTAATCACTGATATTAAAATGAATTTAGAATTTCCTGATTGTTATGTTTGTAAGTTAGCTCCTGTATTTGAAGATAAGAAAGATATATCTACCAATTATGATAAGAGTAATACTAATTTCTTAAAGGTGGATCTTTAATGATACGTTTTCTAATCAAAGTTCCTACACCACATACAGATGATAAAAGATTAGTTTGGGATTATTCTTTAATGGTCTTAAATGAATTTAAACAAATAATAAGACATAATATCAATTATGTTAAAATCAAGATAAGATACAATTACTTAATTGATAATGAAATACTACAATTTGAAGGTAGAAATTTAGGTCATAAACAAATAATTGAACTACTTTTATCTAAATTTGTAGTTTCATATATTAGTACAAATAGCAATAATTATCAAACTTGTATTGGTTTAAATGAATCTTTTATTATTCCAAATTCAAATATGTCTTTTGCTAATTTCTTAAAATTTATACAATATGGAAATTTTGATATTCAACCTTATCCTTTTGTTAATTCAGCTTGGACTGAATTGAATGATACTCTTGAAAAAGGAAATGATAATGTATGAGTGTATATATGTATGATAAATCTATTGCCGAGTTATTTCATTCCATTACGGGTGATTCCATTATGTTACAACCACCTGAAACTGCAATAAGAAATACAGCACAATTAAATGGCGATAGAATTCAATTTCCATTGGTATCAATAAATAGAACCGGATATAGTATTAGGTCAGAAGATAGAAATTTCCACGCATTACATAGTGGCGGAACTGTTAGAATAAATGATAATAGTAATGTTACTATGGCAAGAGTATTACCTATAAGAATAGAATATCAAGTAGATGTATTTGCAGTTGATAAAAAAATGAATGATGAAATAGTAAGAGAATTATTATTTTATTTAAGTTTAAATCCGTCTCACGAAGTACATATTCCTTATGGAATAGATATTGACCACAGATATAATCTAATCTTAAATGATGATGTTGTAGATAATTCAGATACAGTTAATCACGTTAATGATGGAGTATTATTTAGAACTACATTTTCAATGTATTGTCCCGATGCTTATTTGTGGGCGGGAAAAGATATTATTACACCAAAACTCAATATATCTTTGAACCTAAAGAAAATTAATGGTGATTTAGAAACAGTTTAATATTTTAATAGTAAAGGAGTAAATACCAAATGAGCATATTAGTTATTAATAATAGTAGTTCTGCTATAAATATTGATGACGCTATTACAAATTTACAGCCTAATCACAATACAATTATTTCAGATTCTACTTATTATTATCTATTACAATCATCTCAATACTTTACTAAATTCGTAGATAAGAAATTTATTGTGTGTGTACCCATACAAGATAATAAAATAACTTATAACATAAATAATACAATTAGTAATAATAACTCTACTACTAATACTGATAGTGTTCAAAACACTACACAAAGCCAAATTATAGATTCTGTTGAAGAACCTATAATTGAAATTACTGAAAAAGTCAATGATGATGAAACTAATAAGGAAAATACTGAATCTAAACTTAAAAGCAATAGTGAAACAACTACTGTAAAGAGTGGCAGAAAAGGTAGAAAAACTAAATTAGTTGAATCTGAAATTGAAAATAAAGAAAACAAGGAGTGATTAAATAATGCCTCAGGTTACAATTAATGAAATTGACCAAAGTAGATATCTTAGTGTGGCTACAAGGTCTCCTTTAGTTGCTTTAACTCCTGTTATATCAAGTTTTGGTCCAACAGATAAAGCAGTTGTAATTGAGAATGAAAGTCAGTATAATGCTATATATGGCTATCAATTACCTATTCCTGTTAAACAAGATATGACAAGAAATTATGCCGTTACATTGATCAATAGTGGTGTTACTCTTTTAACAAAGAGAATTACACCTATTGTATTAACAAGTGGCACTACACCTACCATTGATGCTACTTATAATGTCAATTCTATTACAGCTAATGCAAGTTACACTTGCCCTGTTAGCATTACTGATGAAACATTTACAGTTGGTACAACTACTGTATTAGCTCATAGTGATGTAATTCCTGAATCTTTTATTGCTACTGTTACAGGTACTATTGATTCTGACCCCGTTACTTATACTATTACAGAATCTACTGGAACAGGTACAGTTTCTGCTTTAACTTGTAAATCTGGTGAAACTGTATTGGAAGGATTTACTGGAAAATTAACCTATGCTACTGGTGGAATTGAATTAAATTTCCCTGCTTCTATTACAGTTACTTCTGTAACAATGAATTATAATTACAATGGGCTTGCTACTATTGCTACAAAGGCTAAATACTTTGGTTCTAAAGGTAATGATGTTGCTGTACAGTTTAGTAAGGTAACTTTAAATTCTGGTGTATTGGATGCTAACAGCAATAGTGTTATCTATAAGATCAATACTTATGTTGTAGGTGGTCATTCCAATGTTACTAAGGGTGCAGAAGGTTTATATGTAGGCACATTGGATACAGATTTAGTTGATTATTATGGAGTAGATAGCGTTACTGTTTCTACAAATCCTGTAGATGATAATTTCTTTGGTAATACTAATTATCTTAATAGTCAATTAGAAAATATTGATATTTCTATAAGTGCTGCAGATGGTATAATTCTTACTAATAATGATTATACTAATATACTTGAAACATTGTGTGCTCTTTGTGGAACTACAAGTGGTGGCACTACAATTTATAATAAGGCGTTTCTTTTAACTGGTGGTGCTGATTACTTTAATAAAGTAATTTCTGATGAAAGTTTCACAATAGGTACAAGCACAAAGGTAGCTGATACCCCCGTTATTCCCGGAACATTCACCGCCGAAAATGCCACTTATTTAATTACTGAAACAAATACAGTTAGTGAAGACGGTTATACTGTAACACTTGCTTGTGTTAATAAAACTACTGGTGCTATTGAGCCTGATTTTACAGGTACATTGGCATATAATACAGGTAATCTTACTATTACAAGTGACAGTCACGTTACTGGAACATTAACATTAAAGTATAATGCTTCGATGTTAGCTTCTGATGTTACCAAACAGTTTACAGATGCTATTGCATTTAATTACAGTGCTGTAACTTACCCCATTACTTATAATAAGTTCTGGGAAGAATTTGCAGATCATTATGTATATGACTTTGATGTAGTTGTATCAAGTGGATTTACTGGATTGAATGAAGAAGCCTATGACGGTACATCTAAATCTAATATACATCTTAATATTCTTAGATTAGCTAAGAATAGAGGAGATGCTGTAGCACTTCTTGATACCCCTCAAAATTGGGATTATGAAGATGTTTATAAATACACAGAAAAAACTGGCGGTTATCAATCTTATTACAGCTATGGTGCAGTTCACGCTCCTTGGTGTAAGATGAGAGATTTAAGCACAGGAAATTATGCTATGATGCCTGCTTCATTAGCTTTCTTAGGGGCTATTGCAAACGGTTTAGTTACCAATGGTGCTACCTCTATTTGGTATGCTCCCGCAGGTGTAGCAAGAGCTTCTTGTCCTAATGTTATTTCTGCACAATATGAAATTGGTGGAACTATACTCAATTATTGGCAGAATAACAATATTGCAAGAGTGAATCCGATAATGAAAATACTTGCTTACGGTTACTGTGTATATGGTAATGCTACTCTAATGCAGAATATGAAGGGTTATACAAAGAGTAGTTTACAAAGTCTTGGAACAAGATTCTTATGTAATACCATTAAGAAGGCTATATTTAGTCTTTGTGTAAGACTTACATTTGAACCTAATGACTATAACTTATGGTCTACATTTAGAACTGAGCTTGGTGATGTTTTAAGACAGTATCAGTTAAATGGTGTAATATCTGAATATGAAATTGTTATGGATGAATCCACAGTTACAGATGAAGATAAGCAGAACTTAACTGTTCCCGGTAAAGTTAATATTGTTCCTACCCTTCCTGCAGAATATTTTGATATTGATTTCACTATTTCTGCACAGGGCGTTACCTTTGCCGAGCAGGTACTTGGAGAGGAGGAATAATAGATGGCAACCGCTAATAATTCATCTTATCAGCCCTATCAGTTTGGTGCCTATCACATGATAGGCAACGACAACTGGGAACCACAGCGTACTAATAACTTTGAAATTCATATATATGGATTAGATGCTTTAACATCAGCAGATAAAAGTTTAAAAATGCCTTCAAATTCCAGTCAGTTCTTAACTCTGGCTACAAAGAGTGTAGGTGCTGTTGGTATTGATATTGGCACTATTGCAGTAGAGTATGGAAACAACTCTATTAACTTTGCTGGTAAGCCTTCCTATAATTCAATTAGTTTAAGTTTTAATGACTTTGTAGGTATTGAAACTGAAAGAATTATAGCTGCTTGGCATAGACTTGTATATGACCCTAAAACTCAAAAAGTAGGTAGAGCTTCTGTGTATAAGAAATCTGCTCACCTTTTAGAGTTTTCTCCTGACGGCGCATACAGAAAATGTTGGGAATTAAAAGGTTGTTTCCCCACAAGCGTTTCCTATGGTGGATATGATCAGGGTGGCGGAAGTATTAGAAACATTGATGTAACTCTTAGTGTTGACTATGCAATTCCGTTAGACGATTAATATACCTTCTACCATTTTCCAGGTGGTTAAAGATATAGAGCGACAGATAGGCTTAATTTAATATATTAAGTCTATCTGTTGTTAAAGTCATTGATGTTATCACAATGGTTTTAATGACAGATAGACAATAACATTTCATATTTAATTTTGGAGGTCATTATTTATGAAAAACTTACTTAACACAGATGCTAAACCAATGCCTATGCAATCACGTTATGATGAATTGGCAAATAAAAGTTTAGATGAAATTATGGGTAATGAAGTATTACCTTTACCCGAAGAAGTTATTAAAGCAAGACAAGAACGTTCCAGAACAGAAATGGGTAAATCTATAACCCCTTCTATGGATTTAGTTACTGAAAGTTTTTATTTACCAAGTAAAAATCTTCTTTATGGTGATGCTTTTGACGGACATTTTAATTTAAGAATGTTCACCACAAAAGAAGAAAGAATTAGATTAAGTTCTACTACAAGTTTTCTTGAAACTATGGTAGCAATTCTTAATAATTGTATTTCTACTACTGATGGAACTATTATTGATACTAAACTTTTAACTGAATTTGATTTTATATATGTAATGTATAAAGCAAGAATTGTTTCCTATGGTCCTGCTTATCCTATTTCAGTTAAATGCCCTCATTGTGGTAAGACATATAGATTTGTTTCTAATCTTGATGCTTTAGAAGTGAAGTATTTAGATGATGATTTTAAAGAGCCGTTCACTATTGGCCCTTTACCTAAAAATGGTGATACTCTTGAAATGAGATATTTAAGAATTTATGATAGGATTGATATAGAAAAAGAAGCAAGAGAAATTCTATTACAAGACCCTGATTATCAGGGTGATCCCACATATAATGGAACTCTTGAACATAGAATTGTTACTGTTAATGGTAAAGAATTAAGTAATTATGAAAAGAAAATATATGTGGATAATCTTTCTGCCTATGATAATCAATATATAAATCATAAATTATCACAAATGAATGTAGCTGGAATAAATATAAATACTTTAGCTAAATGTGAATTTTGTCAGGAAGAAACACCTATAACATTGAGTGTTACATCTACCTTTTTTCGACCCGAATTTGATGATTGAAGGAGAACCCTATAAAGTACACCGTTATCATCAATTATTAGAGAAAAATTTAGTAATTACACTATTATCAGAACATAGTATATCTATGTCGGATATAGATAATATGCCTATATTAGATAGAGATTTTGTTTATGATAAATTAGTAGAAAGACAAGAAGCTATAAAGAAACGATTAGAAGAACAGAAAGCTCAAAGAAATTTTAAATAAATATGAATTATACATCATTTAACCTTTGTGAATGATTCAACATCTTCTATTAAAAGATGTATTTAAAATATTCACAAAGGTTAATATTTTTTATAAACTATAAAGAAGGTGTATTTTATGGCAGATAACAATAATGGAAATCCTATAAATGACGGATATAGGAATACAAGTAGAGATAATAGTTTGGATATAAGTATGTCTATTAGTGCAATGGGTATGGCTCTTGGTAAAAATATTGCAGATAGTACAAAACAAATTATTGATGCCATTAAGGAAAACGGTTCTGGGAATGGAAGTTCAAAAAATGGTTCTTCTAATAAGATTAAAACCGAAGCTGAAAAAATTGTAGAAAAATTTAAAGACGGATTAGAACACGGATTAGATGTTGTTGCTCGTGAAACTAATAAGAGTATCAGAGAATCCTTAAAAACATTAGAGGATTTAAAAACTAAGGCCCGTCAAGGTGATAAAAACGCTGAAAAAATACTTAAAGCTCGAAGTGAAGAAATATCAAAATATGAGGATTTTATTCGTAAAGAAAAAGAAGCAGATGCAGAAGTTGAAAAATTAAAAAGGCAACTTAATAATCAGAAAAGAGAAGCAGTTAGACTGGAAAGAAGACAGAAAGATAAAGATGTTTCCGGTGAAGAATCTGAATTTATAACCAAAGAATTACAAAAATTAAAAAGAAGTATCAGTAATACTAAAGAAGATTTACAGAATGCCACAGAACAACAAAAACAAATACAAGAAGATAAAAACAGTAAAGAAATAGGAAATAATCTTCGTAGCATAGAATCTATGCTTAATGCTGTAAATGAGAATAATGCCGATTTAGCTAAAACTGCTACTAAAATAAGTGACGAACAGAAAAGAAAAAATAAAAAAGAAGAAAAACAGAAAAAAGCAGATGAAGCAAGAGAATATAAACTATTTGATAATCTAGGTGAAGCCTTTGATGGTGGCTTATTCAATTTAGGGGATAATCTAAGTAAAGTATTTAAGGAAGCCACTCAAAAACACTTAGAAGGCACAAGAACAGGCATTGTAGGAAATATAACTGCCTTTGCAGAAAAAACATTCTTCTCCTTAATGGATTATCAAACTTCTAAATTAACAGAAGCTATTGGTAATTTACAAACTACTTTTGAATCTACTGGAATGAGTATTTCAAAAGCTATATTAATAGACAGAGATGAATTAGCTACTGATTGGCAGAATGTAACTCAAAGGTTAGAAGATGCTGGCTATGGGGAAGCTCTTAAAGCTACTGATCTTTTTCAAATGCAAGAACAGATTAGTAAAGCCGGTATTACTAATTTAGCCTTAATTGATGAAATTGCCTATGCTGCCGGAACTACTTCTGCTACTACTGGAATAGCAGCTCCTGACTTCTTATCAAGTGAAGTATTACAAAAAATACAACAGACTTATGATATGCAAGTAAATGATGCTTTAGCTTCTGGAGCAAGTGAAGAACAAGCAAAGTCAACTGCATTAGCATCCATTAATGATTTAATGGAATCCTATGGTGATATGTTAGGTAGTGCTGTAGATAAAATGGGCAGTGCCGTAGCTTTTGCCGAGGGTAAATCACAGGAAGACTACATAAGAATGTTCGATGATGTTATTCAGGGCTATGGTATAGATGAATCAAAATCTAAAGCCGCTGCCACTATTGCAAGTAGGGCTACACTTGCATCTTCTTCTGGTGGTCAAGCCATTTTTAATCAGATGATGCAAACATTAACTGAACTTAAAGATACAGGTATTTCAGAGAATACTTGGGCTTTATTAAGTGGTATTGTAGATAAAAATACATTAAATGCACAAATAGAAAGTGGTAATTACACAGAAGTTATTTCCAGTATGCTTAAAACATTAGATAAGATTGCCCCAGAAGATGATACTTCCCGAAGTGTAATACTTAAAAATGTATTAGGTATTAATGACACTGATTATAAATCTTTAATGAGTCTTTATGGAGATATGGATAGTGTTGTTTCTAAAATAAATGATATTTATGCTGAAACTTCATTATATACAAAATCACAATCAGCACAGAATAGAGAAGCTAAAATAACAAGTGGTAAAGTTGGTGTTACTAAGGAACAAGCAGATCTTAATCAATCTTTTGATTTCTTCTATAAATGCCGCTAATGATGGAGTTCAATCAGCTATTTCATTTGGAGTAGAAACATTAATTTCATTTTTAGGTAGTAAATTTACCGGTAGTATTGGAACACTTTTATTTGGTGGTGCAAGTGGAGCTGCAAGTGCTGCCGCAGGTGGTGGTGGATTATCTGCTATATCCGGTTCATTAAGTGGTATTGCAAGTACATTAGGTCCTGTTGCTATTGCTGCCGCAGGTGCTTTTGCTGTGGGTAAAACTATTGCTTCATTTATTGATGATGCTACAGAAAATATGGTAGTTACCCCTTCGGAAGATGCTCTAAAAAATTTAAGAGACATTGAAGATGAAAATTATGAAAAAAATAAAACATATCAAGAAGCTATGCAAAAAATGTTAGAAGAAAATAACATTATAAGTGAAGACACTAAAAAAGTATTAATGAGTGATTTAGGCACAATAGTTAAAAGTGTGACGGAGGAAGATGACACTAAACAATCATTAGGTAGAACATTCAAACAGAAAGTAGAAGCTGGTGAAATTGATATTTATGGAGAAAATGCTAACGAAGCTGTAAAAGCTTTTACTGGTAAAGATATATCAGAATTATCTGATGAAGAAGCTGCGGAATTTTATTTAGAGCACTCAGAAGATATTTCAAAATATGGTTCTACAGATACTATGCGTGATTTACAGATTGCAGAAGCTGACTATAAATTTGCTAAAGGTAAAAGATCTTTTGGACTTGTTGATGATATACTGACAAATTATGCTGCTGATGGACTCATACAAGCATATGAAAGTGAAGCCGTATCCAAAGAATTGGGTTCTATTATGGTTGACCAGGGATTGAGTGCTACACAGCAAGAAGAAACAATGAATGCCCTTGGACAAAGAATCCGAGAAATTAATAATAATTATACAGCTTATAGTGCAGCAGATCGTATTAGAAAGTATATATTAACCACATTAGATAAACTTAGAAAAACCCCCGATTATACTTCAGCTAATTCTAAAGTTCAAGCTGAAACAGAAACTAATATCATAAATGATATTAAAAATGGTACATATGACGGAATGAGTTCTGAACTAATAGCTGATTTAGCATTAGCTAAAGATTATTTAGATTTTGAACGTTCTTCAAGCTATGAAAAAGTTACTAATGGTCTTACCCTGTCAGATACCAATGCAGAAATTCAAAATCGCTATGCACCGTCTAATGTATCTAAATTTGCAACCGGTATAGATTATGTTCCTTATGATAATTATTTAGCTTATTTACACGAAGGTGAAAGAGTTCAAACAGCGGCAGAAGCAAGATTAGATGATTTAACAGAAGATATTTATTATCAGAATTATAGTAATACATCTAATACTAATAACAATCTTGATGATTTAACTACTACTAATAAT